CGCGGGCGGTGTGACGACGGTAACAATGGAGTCCATGGGTCATTCCCAACATAGAGGGCGATTACGACGGTGGCGCCGCGCCAGATTCGCGAGATCACCCTTTATTGACGGGGGAATGCATCATCCGATCTGCCGGCGAGCGCATTCCCTTGGTTTTCCTCGGCCTGTCGCCGACCTCTTCCTGCTGGACCGGCTCGATCTGACCGCGGGCGATGCGCGTTCGGGCCTCGTTGCCCTGCATCTCGGTGAAAACATGCCCCTTGGACCAAGGCCCAAACGCTCGGACCACCCGATAGTGCTGCTTGCTCATTTCCAGACATCCTGCGGGGCGCCGTCGCGCCGCCATTCCGAATAGTTCTGCGCGCGGGTCACCATGTCCTCGCTGGGCCAGAGGATCATGGCCTCGATATGCCCGACGGCGACGCGGTTCGCCAACATCAAGGTGTTGCCGGCCTCGTGCCATTTGCGCCAGAAGGCGATGTCGGCATCGCGGCGGCCTTCGTTCCATGTCCCGTCCGGCGCCGGCTCGCTTCGGAACCAGGGTTTCGGCAGGGCCGTCAGTTTCTCAGTCCGCAGCATGGTCAACCCGAAATGTGCAGTGCGGACCGGCGTTAGATCGCCAGCGAATGTCTCCCGCGGCACTGCGGCGGCGCCGTCCTGATCGGCTGGGGCGTCCATGGTGAGGAGAGGCAGCGAGCTCCCTCGCATCGCCTGCACCGGCGCGATCGCATCGGCTTCCGGGTAGCAGGCCATCAACTGGATCAGCATCGAAACATCGCGCCGGGTGAATACCGTGTCGTAATCGAGCGTCAGGATGAGATCCGGATCGTCCTTTGCGATCGTCTCTTCGACCCCGCGCTCGAGGCATTGCTCCCAATAGGCGCCGGTGAAGACACGCGGCGCGATCTTGTGTGGCAGCAAGGCCTCCACCCAGCACATCGCATTGGCGGTCCACGCCAAGCGCGGCATACTCATCACTGCTGCTATGGTGAGTTCCGGTGCGTGGGGCTTCGTGCCTTCGAGGTTCAGCGACACATTGAGTGCCGCGCAATCCGCGATATCTGACTTCCAGCGTCGGATCAGCATAAGGCCGGCGCCTGCCATGATGTGCTTCAGGCTTTCAGCATCGAACAGCGACTTGTGGAAGTCGTCATAATCTGCCTGCGCGCCCATCACGAAGCCCTCGGTCGGCTGGTTGACGCCGCTGAGATACCCCTCCGCGACCCGGGCGAAGTCCGGGACCGCGATCCGCAACACGCCGCCAGGCTTAAGGCATCGGGCCCAATCCTTGACGACGTCCTGGACCTGTCGGTGGCCGAAGTGTTCCAAGCAATGCGACGCCCGGATGACATCGACAGACTGATCAGGCTGATTGAGTGGGTAAATCTCCGTGCCGTGGCCATGGCCAAGGGGCACAAATCCTGCCGGCGAGATGGCGCCAGCGCCGAGATCGAGTTTCATGGATATCCCTTGTTCGGAAGGGCGAACCGGGACCGCCCGAACGCGGTCCCGGCCCTACTGCGCGCAGGTTCTGTTCGGAGAACCGGTGGAACGCCGATGGTTAGATTTCGGCGAGAGTCATCGCATTGGCCTTGGCGGCGCTGGTCGGGGCCTGCTCGCCCTTGGCAAGGTTGGCGACCACGGTGACGGTCTGGGTAGTCTGAGGCGAGTAGACCGCCTGCAGATACCGCTTGCGGCCGCGGAGATCGACGTTGAACTGGTAGAGGTTCTGCACCACCGCAGTGGCCGCGGTGTTGGCGTTCGGGATGGTGAAGTCGGTGCCGCCCCGGAGACCGACGATGTCGGCGAAGTTGGAGGCGTCGGTCGTGTCGGCCTCCTGGATCTTGCAGACGGTCGGTTTGTTTGAGACCACGTCGGCCGTCGCCGCGATGATGGCGATCGACGCGAAGTCGAATCCGAGCGTGTCGATGATGCCCGAGGCGGTGGCGCCGTTGGTCTTCGAGACCGCGAGAGCACCGCCCGGAACCACGAGTTTGGTCTGGGGATTCATGGTGGCTTCCTTTCGGAATGTGTCGTTGGGGATGGCGGCGAACCGCCGGTGGCCGGCTTGGCTCGGTCAGTCCTCGGCCTTGCGGCCGAAGAGCTTCTTCTTGCCCTTCGGCGCCTTCGCCTCGGTCTCGTCCGCTCCCGGTTCTGGGCTTACCGCCGCCGGTGCCGGACCGTCGGTCAGCGCTTCGGTGATGGCATCGCGGTGCGCCGCGGCCTTCTCCGGAGAGAGCTCGACCGCGAGCATCTCTCCGGTATCGGCCTTGATGCGCAGCCGGACCCCGCCGTTGGCAAGAGACTCAACGGCGACGTCGGCCTTCAAGGTACGCAACCGCGCTTACTCCCCGATCAGGGCGATCAGTGGGCCGGCATTGGTGTTGTCGCCGAGATCGTGGACGTTGATGTCCACGCGCTCGTTGCCGAAGATGCCGATCTGATCCTGATCGATATAGCGGTGCTCCGAGCTCTTGATCGTGACCCCGCGGCGCTCGCCCATCGTGGCGGCGAGACGAAGGTCGCCGAAGAAGAGCATCGCGGTGTCCGAGATATCGGACGTCGCAGTCGGCAGGGTCTGGTCGAGCACGACCGGGTACCCCAGATAGGAGCGCGTCGGCTTGCCCCCGGTCAGATCACTGATCGAGTTGCCGCCGGCCGCAGCGATCAGGCGCTGGAAGACCAGTGCCCAGGCAACCGTGCTGCAGTACCACTTCGCGTTCCGCTCGGCGTACTTCGGCAGGGCCGCCATGACGTTCGCCAGGTCGGCTGCGTCGATCTCGGCGAAGGTATCGTGGCCGGAGGCAGCATCGATCGCCGACTTGGTGTGCGTGCCATCGATGATTTTCGTGCGCACGCCGACGATCCCGCCATAGGTTGACGTGCCGTCGCCGTTCCAGCCGCAGGTATCTTCCTTCACGGCGAAGGCATAGGCCATCTCGCTGGCGAGATCGTCCGCGATCGAGATCACGGCGTCCTCGGCGAGCTCGGTGGACATCTTCGCGAGCACGGCCATCTTCTTGGCCGAGAGGCTCACCTGATCCCACTGCTTGCTGGACTCGGTCGCGGCAACGCCTTCCGCCACGAAGTAGGCGGTGAGACCGCCAGCACGACGCGGGACGGTCATACTGTCCGAACCCATCGGCACAACCTGGCAGTTCTGGCGAAACGTACCAAACTCTTCGCGAAGGTCGATGATCGACTGATTGAACTCGGTCGGCACCAGGAAGCCGCCGGCCGAATTGACGCTCTCGCTCTGCGCCTTGACGATCTGGATCCCGTTCTCGCGGCACCACTCTGCAGCTTTCTCGTTGCCGAAGATGGTGGCAAGGATGAACTGACCCGAGCGATAAGCGGCCTCAATCCCGGCGTCGGTGTTCTTGAATGCCTTCAGCTTGCCGTAGCGGGCACGGTCGGTCGCAGCCGCCTTGCTGGAGGGCTGACCGGGAAGGTCGATCGGCTTGGCGGCCGCGGCCTTGGCAGCCTCGACGCGCTGCTCCATCTCAATTGCCGATTTCACCTTGGCGAGATCCGCTTCCAGGTCCTTGAAGGCCTGGTTCTCAGCTTCGGTGAGATCCCGGCCGTTATCCTTTTCCGCCGCAGCCAGGATTGCTTCCATAGCATCGACGGTCTTACCCTGCTTTTCGCGCAGGGCATTCAAGCGATTGGACATTTGGATTTCCTCCGATGTGTCCGGTTACACGCCCGGCGGATGCCGGTCGCTGTGTTCTCCGCCCTGCGAGAGCGGGAAATCCTTGCGGATTGGATGGGCGAATCTGTTAGGAGGCGCGCGCCTTGATCAGATCCAGGCGACGGCGGGCCATGTCGCGCCGTGGCGTGCCAGCGGTTTCATCAGCGATCACTTCGGCTGCCGGCTCTTCAACCTCGGCACCGGTCTGCTTTGCTTCTTCGACGGCCTCATCCTGGAGCGCGCTGGCATCGGCCTCGTCAGCGACCGGCGATATCTCCCGTTCGGCGATATTGGCGCACCGCAGGATCTGGCCTCGCGCGCCTTTCGCTTTATCCGGGAGCGAGCGGGCAAGCGTTCGAAACTTGGTTGGCAGCCCGACGATCGCCTCGAGCTTCTTCCGGTCGATGACAGCCAAGCCATCAGTGGAAAGGATCTTCTCGGCCCATTCGCGAACCGGTGCGATATCAATCCCGGCAGCCTTCGCGTCGATCAGTGCTTCGGGGTTTGCCGGCACCGGCACGCATGAGAATTCGAGCAACTCCTGCTCGAGGAAGTCGATGCCCCAGCGCCGTTCTGGGTCGTCCACGAAAGCGTACTTGGTCGGCATGAAACCGACCGATGTGGCCGACAGGAACCCCTGAATGTACATGTCGTAGACGACGTCGTTGAATTTTGCCATCCCGAGCGGAGTAAACTCGGTCTCGGCCTTCAGTTTTTTGCCCTCGATCCAAAGCTTGGTGCACTTCGCGACCGGCAGCGAGCCGCTGTCATGGGCCCAGAGCACCACCGGATTCTTCCGGTAGTTATCGAGATCCCATCCGTCGACCGCGATGGTGTCGCCCATGCGATCGACCGAATCGGTGCTGATCGTGAAGATCAGCGTGCGATCGGCGCCTTCCTTGGCTCTTACCTCGGTCTCGAACGATGTCCTGACGCGGCTATCTTCGAGCGGCGTCTCGGCGTCTTTCGCGGCCAGCCGGAATTGCTCGACCGAGGCGAAAACCTGCGGCTTGCTCATCGCTGTCTCCTAGTCGTTGCTTGGATCCGGCACCGCGGACGGGTCGCCGTCGCCGTCTGGTGCCGGCGAACCGGTCGTGTCGCTGCCGGGTCCGGCCGGCTTCGGAGTGTTTGCCGACGCGGGCAGCGTGCCGAGCGGTACCATGTTCGCAGGCTGGAAGATGATGTTGCCGCTCGGGTCATCCGGCAGCCCCTCTTTTCGGCGCGCCTCATTCACGGTATAGACGCTGCGCGTGATAGCAGTGCCGAGCGCGGTCAGCCTGGTCTGGATGTCGGCGCGGTTGAAGTAATCGAGGTCGAACTCGACGCCGATCTCCTCGCCATCGAGGCCGAACATGTCGTTGAGCTTGTTCTCCCAGCGCTCCGCGTCGGAACTCAAGGTGTTATTCAAGTACATCTGGTGCGCTTGCAACACCGCCTCGCCGCCGCCCTCCGCCATGATGCCGAGACGATGCAGAGGCACATCGAAGGCCGTCGCGACCTGTTCGATTTGCAGCTTGCGAGCCTCAACGGTCTGGGATTCTACCGCCGTCATGGTCTGCTTGACCCAGGTCAGGCCTTCCTCGAGCAACATCGACTTGCCATGGTTCGCCCGGCCGGAATGTGCTTGATCGGTCTGCTTCTTCAGCCGGTCGAATGTGGCGTCGCTCAGCTTGCCGGTGGTCGTGTACACGCCGCCGGGGCTGGCGCCGCGCGCGAACAGCGCCGAAGAGAAGCGTTCCAGCGCCAGACTGAGCCCGATCGCGTCGCGGGTAAGGCCGATGCGAGATAGGCCGGTCAAACCGTTCGTCGTGAGCCATTTCAGGTGCAGCACGTCATCGGCCGGGATGAGATCGCCGAACATCGAGAGGCGCGCGCGCTCATAATCGTTACTGCGCATCACCTGGTAGAAAAGATCTCCGCCCGGCTCCATCCAAAGGCTCGCCTGGGTCGGATTGACCGGGATCATGGCAACCGGCTCGCCCCGGCCGTTCCGTGGAACCGGCGCGTAGGCATTGCTTTTCAGCAGATATGCTACCTGCATCTGTTCAAAGAACTCGAACTTGGTCTGATCGCGGTTCGGCTTGCGCAGAAGACGCTCGAGCGGGTGATCGGTCGCGATCTCGGACCCGCCATTCTTCTTCCAGCGCTTCACATGAACCGGAAGTTTGGCGAGATCGGCCGACCGAATTGATACGCACGCCATGGTGATGACGTCACGCATCGCCTCCATCTGCGAGACGACAATGCCGGACGCCGACGTTTCGCCGCCGCGCAGCCAGTCGAGGAACCACGCCTCCGGGTCCTTCGACGCGGATGACTTCAGGCCGAAGGCGCCGGTGATGCGCGACCAGATCGACATTCGGCCTCCGTTCGGCTCAGACGAACCGGATTTCGCGGCCGTCGGCGTAGATCTCCTGCGGGGCCTCGCCGTTCAGCGACCCGCCAAGCGCCATGATGGTCGCCGTCATGCCGTCGATCCGGCCGGTGGACTTGGCCTTATGCGGCATAGAGTTCTCGTTCTTGTCTTTCTGGACCATCAGATTCGACGCCATCCACTTCAGGACGGGGTTTGAGCCGTGCCGGAAACGATGCGCGACTAGCCAGTCGAGAAACGTCTGCGTCGGCAGCGAGTAGCTACGCAGGCCCTGCACGAACTCCATCGCCGGCAATCCCTCTGCGATCAGATCGACCGCGAGCTGGGTCGCATTCCAGGGATCGTAGAGCAATGCCTCGATCTCGAAGTCGCGGCTGTCTTGCAGGATCGACGCCTTGATCGGCTCATGGTCGATGATGTTGCCGGGGACCGGCTCCATCCACCCTTGGTCAACCATGAGGTCGTATCTGAACCGATCGCGCTCCGACCGCTTGGCGATCGTGTCTTCTGGTGTCCAGAATCTCGGGACGATTGACCAGCGATCCTCTCCCTCGATCGGCGGGAAAAGCTTGACCGTCGCCGTGATGTCCTGCTTTCCGGAAAGGTCGAATGCCATGAAGCACCGGCGGTGCTTCAGCGCTTCGATCGCCTTCTCATCCAAGGGCTGACCGGCGTTCGCGGCCCAGACGTCCATGTCGATCGCGCGCGACGCATCGGACTGGCGCACGTTGAGATGATACCGGAGAAAGTCGCGCTTCTTGGTCGGAGCCGCCTTCGCCGCGGTGGCGAGCCGAGCCAGGTCATCGAGCTGGACCGACACGCCAATGTTGAGGTTCGCCTTTGCCCATTCGCCAGGATCGTCCCATTTCTCGGGGTCGTCGATCGTGGCGATCAGCGCGAAGTAACTGTCGTCCTCGATGCTGCCTTCCAGCACTTTGGTCGCATAGTCGGTTTCGATCGCGTAGGCCGAGGCTGGATCGGTATCGCCGGCCGTAGTGATGATCCAGATCAGCGGCTGCTCCCGCGCCACCATGCCGGAATCCATCAGGTTTCGAAGCGCTGCGCTCTTCTGCCGATGCAGCTCGTCCACGATGACACAGGACGGGTTCAAGCCGTCGGCCGATTTTTCGTCGGAGCTGAGTGGTTCAAACTTCGATCCGGTTCGATCGACCGACAGGTTGAGCTTGAAGGGGCTGATCTTGCGCCGGAGTTCCGGGCTGGCCAGAACCATCTTGCGCGCCTCGCCGAACACGATGCGCGCCTGATCCTTCTTCTTCGCCGTGGCGTAGACCTCGGCCCCGGGCTCCCGGTCGGCTACCAGGGCGATGAGCGCGACGCCCGAGCAGAGGAGCGACTTTCCGTTCTTCTTCGGGATCTCGAGATAGGCTGTCCGAAACCGCCGTTTGCCGTTCGATATCAGCTTCCAGCCATAGACCGAGCCGAGCGCAAATTGTTCCCAAGGCTCGAGGCTGATCCGCTTGCCAGCGAACTTGCTGCCCTTGGTGTGCCGGAGAAACCGGAAGAATGCCAGCTTGTGCTGCGCCGCGACCGGATCCCATCGCAGTCCGCGGCCGGCACCATTCACCAGATCGGCGAGGTGCCGCTCACAGGCCTTGACGACCTTTTTGCAAGCGATCCGGCGTCCCGCGACGACGTCCCGCGCGAACGCAGTGACCGGGTCAGTTGATGGTGCGGTCGGGATCCTGGTCGAGGTATTGGTCGAGCTCGTCGCCCCCTCCGCGAGCCGCTGCCGGTTGCTCGTCATCGTCTTTCCCGGTGTGGACCGGCACCGCGGCGACCGGTGCGTCGAGCCTGGCGCGCGCCGTCACGGTCAGGCCAAGTTCGGATGCCAGCTTGCGCGCGATCTCGGTCGATCGGTGGAAGATACCGACCCAGGGCGACTGGATCAGCGTGCCGGTTGAGGTGGTGATCACGTAGCCGTTCGCCTGAATCTGGCGCATCGCTTCATCGCCGGCCGCGTGCTCGATGCAAAGCTTGGCGAGGTCCGGAATATCGACCGGCCGAAGAATGCCGAGTGGTGCGTATTCAAGGTAATGCCGCCAGTAATCCGCCGCGCCCTTGACCGCTTTCACGCTCGCGGGGCAGGCCATCTCGCCGGCTGGTGCCTCGGGTTCTCGGCTTGTCCGCTTCGGCTGTTTGCCGGGCCTGCCGTGTAGCGCGGTCAGGGCCTCCGGCTTCGGCTTTCGGCCCCTTGTCGCCATGACTTGGACCCCAGAGTTTAATTCAAGGCCGCGCGAATGATGCTGCCGCCCGGTCCAGGGGCGAACCCCGGATAGATGTCGAGACCCCCTAGGGGGCACCCCACCGCCCGTCCTGCTTCGCGGTCTTTGCGCTATGGTGTCGCCGGCAGAGCCATTGCAGATTGCTCGCCACGTCCAGCCCACCTTGTGCCTTCGCGACGATGTGGTCGAGATGGAAACTCGGCTCCCATTTCGTGCGATCGCAGCCTGGGTGCCTGCATCCGGTCTTCGGCTGTTGCTCCCTGAGCTTGCGCCAATCGGTGCCGTAACCCCGTGTCGCCGAGCTCGGCCTGAGCCTGTCGCGCTGGGTCTTCGACTTCATGCCGAGGGGCCGGAAGGTCGGAGGCTTCGTTGCCATGATCCTGAAATGGAAACGCCCGCCACCGGATCGGCGCGGGCGCAACTACACGAGTTAGAAATCCCATTACGCAGATTTCTTCTGAGTGTCAAGCCGATAGTAGGTTGCGAGCGCTTTGAGCCCACGATCTAGCGCCTTAAACGCCTGCTCCTCTGGGGCTTTGTGCACCTTGGACCACTGCTGGACCGAAGCCCCTGCAACAGCGACGGCAACGACCACCGCGGCATCGATGAGACCCATGGAGCGAACCGCCGCCTGATAAGCATCAACCGCACCCTGCAATCCCTCGCCAAAGCTGAATCCTGAACCGCCGCCTTTCTCCTCGTTCAGGCAGGACTTGATGCTGCCCTGCGTTGCGTCGGCTGTCATAGCGAGTTCCTGTCCTGCAATGCGCTGCGCCTGGCTGATCTTCAGCACCTGACCCTGCCCCACTTTGAAGCCCTTGGTCTCGTAGATAACCAGCCAATCCCGCGCCTTGGTGACCGTCTCCGGTGTACCGCCATAGTCCTGAGCGAACGGTTCCGCCCGAAGTGCGCTGATCAGGGTGGAGAGGTCCTGCACCCGCGCAGCCTTAGTGTCGATCATGGCTGTTATCTTGGCCACCTTGGCCTCGACCAGAACAGGCATATTCGCCCTGCGCCGGGCCAGCATTTCGAGCGCTTCCTGGTGGCGCTTCGTCTCACCGCGCTCGAATCCGGCTTGCTGGTTCTCGGCCGAGAGCGGCGCAAGCTCTGCCTGCCGGGTGAGTTTCTGGATTTCATCATCCAGCGTCATGATCTCTGCCCGGATCCTCTGCAGCGCATCGGGCTTACGCTCTTCCAACGCCTGCCGAAGCCTGTCGAGATGCGCGCCCCAATCCCCTTCCCGGACCAACTCAACAGCCGCGGCTCGGCGCTTCACAGCCTTGACCGATGGTTTTTTCTTCCGCTTCGCCATCAACGCACCTTCATCCGCTTCCCGAATTTCTTAGTGGCAACCTGCACGACGCCAGCCCGGACCCAATCGTCTGTGATCTCCTCCGGCGCGATGCAGATCAGCCCGCGCTCGATCCAGGCCTGCTGACGGAGCCGGTCGAGCTCTTCGCGGGACAGCGGCGCGGACGGCGCGTTCCGGAGCGATGTCAGAATGCTGGCCGGGGCGTTCATGCCGCACCGGCCGATCCGAGCCTGAGCCCCTCGAAGCCGAGCCCGATCTCGGAGTTTTGGAACAGGTGCAGCACCATCGCGTCCCAGCAGTTCGGCTCCCAATTCGAAGTCTTCTCGACCGGCACGAGCTCGAACTTGCCCTGTCGCCCTGGTCCGCTATGCGCCATCACGCCGGTGCCAAGGATCGAGAGCGGCATGTCGGCGCCCTTGCCATGGCAGAAGCAACACACGCCGCTGTTGCCCATCGGAAGATGTTCCGGGCTCCACGGATTCTGTTCGATCCAATGCATGCTGCAGGTTGCAAACGCTTTGCTCTCCGCCTGCTTCTCACTCAAACCCTCGGCGAGGAATGTTTGGAATGCGGCGTCGTACATCGCTACCCAGTCCAAACGCTGGGTTTCCAGCCTGGGCTTTCGCTTCGATATCAGCGCCATCGGGGATATACCTCCCCAAGCCCTCCCAACGGGGTGGGGGGTATATATATCCCCCGTAGGGGGATATAGGGGACCAACCCGCCGCAACCCACCCGCAGCAATTTCAATGACTTGCCGGTAACCCACCCGCAAAACCAAGAACCGGCCCGCCGCAGCGATTTCAAGGGCTTAACTCGACCCACCCGCAACCCACCCGCAGTCATTTCAGGTCCTCCGGAAGGGTCTGTTGGCGCTTCGTCGGGAGGTAGCCATAGACCGCGTGACGGTCGGCACCTGTCCCGATCTTGGCCTTCTCGATCTCCCCGCGGCCGAGCAGATCCATCATCATTTGATGCAACTTCTGTTTGCTGAACTTCTTCGTTTTTGGAAGCGACCGAAGCAGGCGGGGCAAATAGCTGGACGCCTGCGGCGAGTCTGAACTGGGGCGTCGCTGTGCCGCCAGAACTTCCAAGCCTTCCATGAACAGCTTCTCGTCGTTGCGCGATTGGATCTGATCGACGATGCCGCCGCCGGTCGATCCGAGGGGCACAAAGACCCCGTGTTCCCATTTCAGTTCGATCTTTTCTCCATATTTGCCGTAGTTCGCCTTCATGTTTTTCAGGATGCGCCGATCAGCGTCGTCGTCGGTCTCGTCTTCATCTTTCGGCGCCGGCGGCCTGGTCAGGTAGAGCCTTGAGCGCACTGCGGCGTTCCAGGCTGTGGAGCCGGACGTGCCTGTCCCGTTGGTCATACCGGACAGCGACGGATGCGCGTTGATGATGACCGCGCCTTCGATCTCCAGGGCCATCCGGCGCAGCATGCCGACGAAATAGCGCGCATGCCTGCGGTCGTTTTCGTTGCCGGCGAAGAGGTCATGTAGACTGTCCAGGATGATCAGCTGCGCGCCCCAGTCCATCGCCGTGTTCCAGATCTGGTGGTAGAACTGGCTTTCCTCGAGATGCTCGCGCCGCTCGCCGTGATCGAACACGGTCCGAGATTCCATCAAGGTGTTGTCATATCCGACCCGCGAGATAAGCCGCATCTCGCCCAACTCTGAGAAGCTGACACCATAATGCTCGGCGACGGAATGCATTCGGATATGCAGCTCATCGCCGTCGTCTTCGCAAAACACGCCCATCGATTTTACTTGTGCCGTTTCCCGGCCGAGCCAAGGCTTGCCAATCGCGCAGCACGTCATGAGTTGCAGCGAAAGCAGAGATTTGCCGAGGCCGCCGTCACCGTTGATCATGGTCACCGACCCCGACGGGATGAGCTTCTCGACCAACCATTGGCGCTCGGGCACGTCCTTGTTTGCCCAAGCGACCGGGCTGACCATGGGCAGGCCGCGCAGCGTCGAACCATCCAATTCGTTTTTGTAGAGTTGATGCGGTTTCGACAATGCCTTGACCCTTGTACCCCGAGTAGCTTCCTCCGCCGTTTTGGGCGCGCCCCGGCGGCGGGTCGGTTGTCCTCATCACACGCATGCCAGCCCCTCTGCTGCACGTCGCAGCGCCTGCCCGACGTCATCGATCCTGGCGACCACGAGTTCGTGCTGCGCCCACGACCCCAGCGGCCGCAGCGTCCGTTCCTCGAGTTCGACGCCGGGTAGACACAGAATGATTGGGACGCCGGCGCCGATGGCTATGCCGATCTCAACCAGCGCACCCTTGAGCGGGAAGTCACCCGGCTCCGCGTAGAGCACGACGACGCCACTTTCTGCGACTTCGCGTCCGATCCTGGCCCAAAGGGCGGCGAGGCTTGCGGATTGTCCCGGCCCATCCTCATCGATCCAGGTCGAAATGATCGGGAAGCCGAGGGCGCGATACCTGCGCCACATTTCACCGCGTGCCCGGACGCTGGCTCTTGAAGCGACATAGATGCCCTTGTCCTCTCTCACGCCGCCCTGCCCCGCACCGCCGGCACCATCCGATCCAGCGCCAACGCATGCTGGACGACGATCAGCGCCTCATAAGCGAGCCCTGTCTTGGTGCTCCGATCGGCCAGCGGAACCACGGCATCGACCGACCAGGCGCACGCCTTGCGCATGTCGATCAGGAAGTTCGGGTCCTCGGCCAGGCACGCGTTGCGGAGGTTGACCGCGCGATCGGCGATCAGGTTGACGAGCGGCGTCGCGCGGAAGTCATAGAGCGCGGTCATGCGGCCACCTGTTCAACGATCGGCGCATCAGTCCCGGCGCAGAACGCCTGCCTCTCCCGCAGCGCTCGGCACACGGCCCGAACGATCTCAGGCCCTCGCATCATGTCGTGGCACGCCCGGACAGCGGCGAGATGATTTGGGCGCCGGCCGACGCAGACCTGGTGCCGCTCAGCGATCCTGATGAGTTCCTCGACGTGCAAGATGTGCAACAGCTTGGCTGCCCACGGCATGCGTTCCATGAGATGCCGGCGTTCCAGGATCCAGTCGCCTTCCGTGTCCAGCGTCCCAGCCTCAGCATCGCAGGTCCAGGCCAAGATCCTGGTCGAGACTGACCGGATCACCTGCTGCGCCTCGGTGTATTGGGGGACGTGGCTCGTCCCGCCCAGCCTGTGGGGCTTGACCAGGTCGGGAAGCTTCTCGTTCCAGCAGGGCGCAAGGGCGACAATCAGCCCATGGCAGATCGGAGCGAATGCCCTGAGCTGCGCCTCGAGCCGATCAATCACGTCCCGGCTTGATTTGATCTCGACGCCGATGATCAGATCCTCGGTCACCGCGGCGAGGTCGATCCGGTTGCTGCTGTACCGGGTCGGCAGTTCGTGGATGATGCGTGCCGAGGGCCAGCGGCGCCGTAGCTCGGGCACGACCAGGTCGCGCATCGCCAGTTCTTCGGAGCTGCGGTTCTGGGTCATGCAGCGGCCTGCGATCGATCCGGATGCCACTGCAGGGCGACGTGGCGCGAAAGGTCAAAGGGGATCTTCGCGATGATGGCCGAGGCCGCGCGGCGTCGCGTGCTATGGCTCGGCAGCGACGAAATGTTCTGGTCGAACCACGCGGCGCCAGATCCGACACCCTTCCGGCCATCCGCCGGCGCCTCCTCGGAAACCCGGGCCGGCGGGCGAAGGTGCTCAGCAGGGTTGATCATCCGTGGGGTGTGCTTGACCGTGCGCCCGTCGGGATTCTGTCCGGTGCCGCTCGTTGTGTTGTTCGCGATCCTGAACCAGGACCCGCCCTCGTTCTTGATGCCCTGCAGGCTCCAGTGCGGCGAAACTTCGCCCGTTTCTTTGAAGCGGCTCCAGTTCTGCCCTGGCACCTTGCGCTTAACCACGGGCGGCATCAGCGCCGGCACATCCCCCCAAAGGTGAAAACTCCCGAAGTTCCAGCGCGACCGACCCACCCAGGGCTGCGCGCCTTTGACGTTCTCAACGACCATTGGGATTGCCCCCCCCTTTGGCCTCGCAGGCTTCGCGCTGGATACGGAAACAAGCGTTGAACAAGCGGTTGAGGCGCTCGAGCTCGGCGCCCGTCTCATCAGCTCGGATCGCTGCATCCTTGGCTTTGGCGCGCGTCCAAGGCATCGCCATGTAGCTGTATTCCTGGCACGGCGGCGACGCGACGATGAGAGCCGCCGATCGGAACTGCGAGCCATGCAGCGTGAGCACGTCTTGCACGACGAGCTGCGCAGGATACCGGTGTTCGCCGTAGACATGCTGCTCGATGTCGAACCCGACCACGTCATAGCCAGCCGCGAGCAGGCCTTCCGTCCATCCGCCCAGGCCGCAGAACAGGTCGATTGCGAGAGGCCTTGCCATGCTACGCCGCCTCGCTTCCAAGCAGATCGAACAGCGTCGGCACGGCCATTTCGGCGTCCTGAGCCTCGAGAAAATGCACCCCATCGCGGAAATATCCGGGGTTGAGCTCAACGCCGAGGCCTCGGCGCTTCAACTTCACCGCTCTGAGCGGCACCGTCATCAGCCCACCGAACGGATCAAAGACCGTCTCCCCTTCCATACTCAGTTGCACGACGAGGCGGTCGACGATGTCGAACTGGAGCGGGCAAAGATGCATTTCCCGGCCGGCGGCGTGCTGCGCACCATTGAGCGTCCTCATCCTGGTGACGTCCGACCAGACGTCCGGGTGCCAGGAGTGGGGCGGCAGGAGCATGAACGTCGCTGGCAGGCGCTGCGCGTGGTCCATTTCCTCGGCCGCGGCGACGTGCGCCTCGAAATCGTAGACTGCACCGGTCGAGCGATCACGCCAGAGCTTGTAGATCTCGTGGTGCTCCAGCCCGGCGAGCTCGGCAGAACTGAGGAGCCGGTTTCCCGACGAGCGCTGAAACCCGTGCGCATCGAGTTGCCAGCGGCCGCGGCTGTATCCGGTGCCGGCGACCGGCTGCTTCCAGTTGGTGCGCTTGTCGAACGCCGCTGGCTCTCCATGATCGTCGCAGAGCGGCTTTTGCTTAACGACCGGCACGTCGGCATAGCCGTTGGTCCGATCGGTCGGCGGCTTACGGAACAGCAGGATGTATTCCGGCATCCCGCAACCCATTTTCGTGCCGTCCTTGCACTGCTCCGACCAGCCGAGCCGATAGGTCTGGTTGTTCTCCCGCACCACGTCCGTCGTGACGGTCTTCATGCCCATGTAGCCGAACCCGTGCTTTTGGAAGTGCGCGATCGTCTCGGCATGGAACGGCGCCACGGTCTGGAACCCGAGACCGGTCATCCCGCTCGGCACGATCCGATCCTTGACGTGGATCGCGGCGATGCGGCCCGGCTCCAGCACGCGCAGCAGGTTCGGCGTGAGGAAGTCCATCTGGCGCCAGAAATGCGCGTTGTCGTCGGTGTGGCCGAAGTCGTTGTAGGACGGCGAATACTCGTACTGCGTCGCGAAGGGGATCGACGTGACAATCAGATGCACGCTGTCCGCGGGCATCGCTGCAGTTTCGACGACGCAGTCGTTGTTCACTGCGATCCAGGCATCGCCTCGCTTCTCCTGGCGTGTCGCGCCGATTGACCGGCCGAGCGCGCCGGTCAGCGCCGATCGGGCCAAGCCAAATTCCTTGATGATGCCGGCCATGATCGCCGACTGGGCCTCGTACTTGGCCCATTTCTCTTCCAGGGCCCGCCGGACCTCCCGCTCTGCCTCGGTGTAGATGAGATCGAGCCGGACGCGGGGCTCGGCGCCGATGAACCCATCGAAGCGCTGGCCGTAGCGCTGGATCCGGTGAACAGCTTGGATGAAATCCTTGAACTTGTAGCCGATGCCGAGGAAGACCGCCCACCAGCAGAATTTCTGATAGTTGCCGCCCGAACCGATCATCTGCGGTTTGCCTGCGAGCTCCGCAATGCGGCCTTCGGCGAAGTCGATCAGGTGCTGCTCGCGCGCTTCCAGGTCCTGGGAGCCATAGACCGAGACGCTGCCCGGTACCGCCTTCTCGATCGCATGCCGTTCGGCTTCGAGATCGTGCCAGAGCAACCTGTGAGCGTCGGGCTGCTCTGCGCGGATCTCCATCAGTTTTTCGATCCGTGCCGGCAGGCTGTCGCGCTTCTCGCGCGAAGCCTCGACCATGCCGTGAGTGGCGTTTCGGAACATGCGCGACTGGCCGGTGCGCTCTTCCCCGGCGCCACTGTGATCGGTCGGGATCTCGTGCCAGCGGACGTCCAGCGCAGGCAGGTCATAGCCCTCGTCCGAAAACTCGGGCCCGAGATCGCTCGGCCGCTGCAGGAAGAGCGCCCAAGATGCGACCCATAGCCAGAACTCCCGGACCTTGTGCGGATGGATGGTCAGCTTGTCGGCCTGCTCGCTGTCCCGCTTGAAAAAACGGGTCTTCGCCTGCCCGACGTCCATGACCCCGAGGAAGGCCGAATAGGCAAGCAACTCGATGAAGTCGTTCGGATCGGGGGTGGCCGTCGCGACGAACCTGTATCGGACCTCCTCGAAGCCGCGCATGAACTCGCGGAACGTCTTGGTCCGACCGAAGCCACGGAGAATGTCGCCCTCGTCCAGGCTCGCCGCGGTGAACCGGCGGGGATCGACCTTGCCCTCTCGGATAGATTCGAAGTTGGTCAGGTTGATCGCGCCGGGGTCGATATCATCATCGGCGCGGATGAACTTCAGTCGGACCGCGTGCTGGTCCTGGAAATAGGCCTCGGCGTCGTGGAAGAACGACAGGCGCGCGCCGAGCGGCAGGCCGATCAAGGTCGGGCCGGGCTCGCGCAGCATCACTTGCCGCATGCATTCGAGATGCGCCGTGGTCTTCTGCATGCCGAACCGGGCGAAGAGCGCACGGCGGCCACCGCGGCAGAGCCAGGGCACAATCGCGCGGATATGCGGCCGGAGTGCCGGATTCACTGCTGCAGGGTCGACCTCAAAGCCGTCCGTGTCCGGCAGCGGCACCTTGGCCTCGAGGAACGCGCGGTACTGGGCGAGATCGGTCATGCCCCACCCCGCAACGCCCGCATCTCCACCGGCCTATTCTCCGCTTCCGCCCGCTCGATCCCCTTCCGCATACCCTCGGTGATGCCGCGGTCCGTGTAGACGACCGTCGCATCAGCGACCCAGCCCCATGCGAGACCAGCCTCGATGCCGAGCGCTCGTTCCTCCGGCACGTCGTCTCGCAGGACGCCGGGCTGCGTGTAAAGCAGGTGGCTGGCGATCGGGGCCTCGTCGCGGTGCAGGCAATCGCGCATACAGGCCCGTGCGTAGGCTTCGTTGGCTGCGATGCCAGCCGGCGTGTCGGCTTTGTAGGGCGATTCCAGGATGACTCGCCTCACGCTCCACCCTCCCCGCCCAACCCCTTCGCGAGCTCGTCCAGGCTATCGGCGTACCCGATCAGCGCGCCGGCGCCGCAGTCATGATGAGCTCTAGCGCCGTCCAGATGCCGCAACGCCTCTCCCGACGCGCGCGCCAGGTTGGCGCAGAATTGCAGTGTAATCGGGTCTAGATGGACGGCCGTTTTCATGCGGCCTCCGGGTAGTTGAGGTACGCAATAGCGTCGGTAAATTCGATTTCAGGCGATCGTTTGCAGCTCATGCAGCCGCTCCTTGCCCAGGGAACAGCAGCGGCACGCTCTGCGCGAAGGGATGCGCGACGGCATAGTGCGCCAGCGCCAGCGCATCGGCTTCGTTCGGGTCGCTGACCTCGATGCCGCGCTTCCGGCAGTGGTAGCCGACGTCGGATTTCTTCGCCCGGCCATCGCCGCAGAAGTGCTTGCGGATGGTCGAGACGCCGATGTGCTTCCAGGGAATGCCTTTTGACGCTGCGATTTCGACCGTGTGCGCCATCATGCCGATCAGGATGATCGCTGCGCTTTGGCTGGAATGCTCGCCGACCAGGGCCCGCTCGAACCAGATCTGATCCGGCCGGTCGATCAAGATCATGCCGCGCAGCCATTCGCGCCACTTGCCGAAAAGGCGGCCGTAATCCTCGCCATTGGCGGGTGGCAAGCTCTCCGCACCGTGGCGCATGGATCCGTCGGGCGCAACGAACGCCCAGCCGAATCGCGACCCATGATCGATGCAGAGGAGCTTGCCGCCGGTTGCCATGGTCAGTGCGCCGCCTGGGCGTCGCCGTCGTACCCCTTGGCGCGCTCGCGGATGCCTGCGCCCCAGCCCTGCTCGAACTCGTTCCAGTCTTCGCTCTCTTCCGCGAACGGATTGCAGCCGAGCGTCTTGCCGTCGAGCGCTGCCTGCTTCCCTTGCTCCCAGGGCGGCAGGCTGGATCCGGTCTCGGCCTCGCGAATCTTCGCCTGATCGACGGCGCCGGCGACAGTGCTGCCATCGTCCAGCAGGCCGAGCTGCGTGCCGATCGGCAAAGCCATGACCTTGGCGACGCGGTTTCTTTCCCGGGTTTCACGATCAATCTCCACCGGGTCACGGTCTTTGTTAGCGACGTACCAGCTGAGCGCCTGCGCGGAGACGCCTTCCTTGCCGGCGTCCTTGAACAGCTGCTTGTAGAAGCCGTTCTTCGACTGGTATTCCTTCTTCGCGGCCTGCTGTTCGCGGTCCGCCTTCACGATCTTGCCGGCCCAAGCCTTGATCGTGTCGTCGGTGACGTTGTGCAGGACCGGGCCGCCCGTTGCGCCGCCGCTGAGCGGCTTGTTGCCGTCGCCGGTCGCGCTGCCTGTCTGCTTCTTCTTCCGTCCGCGTGGCATGTTCTTCTCCTCTCGCTTCAAAGTTTGTGGGGCGGCATACGGCCCCGCCCCTGGCCCCTACTCCCGATCCTCGCCCTATCTCGCCCCTGCGGGCGGCTTACTTCGGATAGGCGCTCAGGCTTTCGCTGCTTCGGTTTCGGCTCGGTAACCGTTACGCCGCCGCCTTGGCGTTCATTTCCTCGAGCAGCTTGAACTGGTACGTCGCGCAGACATCGCCGTAGCTGGGCTCGCGGCCGCCCTGCTCCTGCTTCACGAACTCGCTGACCGTCTGGAACTCGGCCTCGTATGCTTCCGGCGTCTCGATGTAGCGACGCATCCATTCGTTCAGCGTGCGCGCCATATCGACGGCGCTCATTGCGCCTTGAAGCGGCTTCGGCGACAGCGCCTTGACGTTGCTGACCGCTTCCCGCAGGCGGGTCTCCACCGAACGGGGCGCCCGCTTCGTTGCCTTCTTCGCCATGTCACACATTCCTTTCGTTGCTACGCGCCGCCGTCTCCCGGTCGGTCGCACCGATGCCGGTCTCGGGGAAATCCTGCTCGATCTTTCGGTAGGCGGATCGACTGATCATCACCAGCGCCGCAACCGCGAGACCTGCGCCGATCAGCCCGAGCAGCACCGCGTAGACCCGCCGCGCTGCCTCGCTGCCATAGACGGCTAGGAGCGCATCTATCAGGGCGTTGGCGTTCCATGCTGCGCTGAGCAGCAGGACGGCTCCGATGATCAGGAGGATGATGGGGCGCATCTAATGGACCAGGAAGGCGATGGGTTTCGGGGATGACCAGCAGAGGGCGCACGTGCCGCAGCAATCGGTGCGGCCGGTCTGGACGGGGCAGATAACCGCGCCATCGGCATCTTCGGCCCGCTCAACAGTGCGCGTTCTGAAGCTGCCGGCCAGGCCGTCGCTGTGCCGAACCGCGAACCGGCCGGCGAAGAGCTCGCGAACCGCGGTGATCGCGTCGCCGATCTCGGTGCCGGGATGCCAAGCCGTGTAGCCGAAGATCCGCAACCCGGGGTGCCGGGCGAGCTGGTCTGCCCAGAACTCGACATAGGCGGGCGAGAAGAAATCGCCGAGGACGTGCAGCCGGACAACGAAGCCGCGGCGGAACTCGCGGGCCAGGGCAGCAAGCTCGGCCGAGAGGCGCGGCATCAAGCCATCATCGGCCGTGATGCGCTCAGACCAGTTCATCGCATTGCCGTAGCAAGTCAGCCAGTTCCGGCAAGTCTCCGGGCAGGTCGCCCGCTCTTCCAGGGTCAGGGTGAAGATCGGCAGGCCGCGCCAGGCGCCCTTGGCGACGTGAGATCCGATCTTTCGCTGGTGAGCGCCGGACTTCAGCAGGCGGTCCGGCTGGTCGCTCGACACGACGCGGGCCAGGAACATGGTCCGCTTGGCGAGGACGTTGCGGTTGAACGGCGAAAGCTTGAGCGGCTTGCCGGTCTCGTAGTGCTGCTCGAACCGGCGGCGCGGGCGGTCGGAATAGGTCGGAACGTTGCTCGGGAGCGATCTCATCTCACAGACCCGCCTTCCGACGTCCGGCATTGGCGAGCGCGGATGCCCTGCCCGCTCTTGGGCCGTACTCGTGCCCGATCTTCTTCGCGCGCGAGAATTGGTCCTCGACCTCGTGCTGGAACTTGGATCCCGGGTCGGCTTGTGTCGGCGCCACCGCGGCCGGCGGACATTGCGTCACGCCTTTCGTCGCCACGAAGCTGCTGATCGCCCGGTCGAGCTCGTCGCGGGTCGGTCCGACTTTCGGTTTGGAACGGCCGTCGCTGACCGGGATCGGCCTGTAGGGCTTCGGCGCGGGCTTGACCGGCGCCGGTGAGGCTTTCGTTACCGGGGGGGGCGCCGCCGGATGATCTGCCCCCGGTCCCATGAGCGCGGTCAGAACGGTCACGGCGGCATCGGTGCGGCGCCCCTGCCCGTCCTTGCCGTCTGCCATCGCTGCGGCGCAGCGCTTCTCAAATTCCTTGTGTCCGATCCTGGAGAGCAACTTCTGCAACAGGACAACATCGATCCGCCGGTCACCTTCGATCGCGGCGAGCGCTGAGATCAGCGGCGCCCTCAACGCTCCAGTGTCGCTGTGAAAAGCGCCGCGAATGGCTTGGAGAAGTTCCGCGCCCCGCGTCTTGCCACAACATTCCATCAGAGTGCGCAGGGCGCCAATCGCTAGGGTCTGCGAGGGCTTCGACTTGTTAGCCGGGATCGGATAGTGCGGGACCTCGACGTCGGCAGCTTCGCACATTGCCTGAAGTGCACAGGCGCTGACGTCACCCGCAGCCGCAAGTGCGTGATGGATCGCGAATGCGGTGACCGCGACCCGGTCCCGATTGGCCGCGACGAATGCCAGCGCTTGGTCTTTCCGGCTCAGCGGCGGCACGATCAGGCACGGCACAGACGCGATCTTGAGCCGCCGCGCAGCCTCGGTCCGGTGCTGCCCGTCGATAATGAGATAGCCGGTCAGCCCCTTGGTCACCGTCACAATCCCGAACAGCGACCAGCGGAAGTTCTCGCAGATCCGCTCGATCGCGGCCTGATTGCGCCGCGCCTCGATGCTGCGCTGGTAGGAGCTATCGACCGCGAGATCGGCAACGGGCAGGTCGGCATAGGTCGGGCGAGGGCCGAAGCGGTCGGTCATACGAAGCCCCGCTTTTCCGCGGCCATGGCCGTGGCGTTCCCGATGCAGCTGAAGCCGAAGCTCGGCGGGGTGCCGCGGAACATCGGCTCGCGCGGGACCGCCGCATCCTCGAACCGAATGCCGGCGGGCCAGGGCGCGATCTGCAAGGCCAGATGCATGCGTTCGGTGCGATACTTGGTCGCCATCGAAACCTTCGCGAACTTCGGTTCAGCCACTCTCGGCCGGCCGCGCGCTTTCCATTCCGACGACGGCTTGCGCGGCTCGACCATCAGGCCGAGATCGTGCTTGCAGCGCGTGATGCTGTTCGGTGAGCAGCCGAGCCGCGCGGCTATCTGCACGTTCGTGAGCTTCTGTTCGATGAGTGCGCGCACCGCTTCCCGGTCGATCGGCGCTTTTTCTTTCTCGCCCTTCATCAAGCCACCCGATCCAGCAATTGCCCGCGCCGATACTCGACCAGCACCACCACATTCGGCGCCTGCCTGACCGCCTGCTCCCGGTGCGCCGCATGACCGCGGCCGAGAATGACCACGAGCAGATTGAGTCCGATCACCGCTGCGATGCATGCGAGGATGACGAGGTCGGTCATGCAAGACCGCCTTTCCGCCCCGCCTCAACCGCGCGCTTCCGATCGTTCTTGAAGTTGCCGCCGCTCAGCTTGCCGCCGACCTGACCGGCGGCAGCAGCACGTTCGGCGCTGTGCTTGAAGTTGCCGGTCGAGGTGCGGCCGCCCATTGCGGCGATGGCGCGGCGGCGTTCGGGCGACATGGCGGCGAAACCGCGCTTGGGGTTGGTGGTCAAAGAACCCTCCGCAACAGCTCGGCGAACTGCCTGGGAAAATCCGGATCAAGTTCACGCTGCAGCTTGAAGAGCCGCCGCAGTTCCGCTTCGAAGTGCGGATACTTGACCTGCAGAATCATCAGGAACTCGGCGCTCATCACGCCTTCGGGCGCGCGCCAGCCTTCGACCGTGTTCTCGGCGGCGCCGATCTCGTCGGCGATCTCTTTCGCCGTGAATCGATGCTTCGGCAGAGAGTTGGTGAAAGCCAGATTAATCAAGCCGCGCGCGTCGCGTCGGCTGGGAACGCGGTCCCGTGTTCCTATGGAGATGTCGGGAAACGTTCCCTGGGATGTCGAAGGCATGGCTGGTCCATCTTCTGTGGACCGAGACGGAGACAACGAATGAAGTCGAACCTCAGAGCGATGCGATACTTCTTCAAGGCGCCGCGGTTGCAGCCGCGGACCTTGATCGACGGAAAGAGCAGCGGACGACGCGCTCATGCGTCACCCGCTGCGAGGATACCTGCGGGCTTGTGCTGCAAGTCGCAGGGAACGCGTTCAGCGCAGAGCCGCGCCAGCTTGCGGACTTCTTGAAGGTCAACCGGGAAGCCCATGCCGGCGAAAAAGCGCGCGGCCACGAATGCGGGATTGCGCCGAGTGATCTCGACGCCGGCAAAGTGTTCAATCGGAGTGTCGCCGATGCGAATGTCCCAAATTTCGGCGGGCTGAGAGAGCGCCTTCACCGGCATCAGCACGCCAGAGCGCACGACGAGCGGCGCTGCGACTGCGCCGGCCAGCGTGGCGAGGAACGTGCGGCGGCTGGCTCCCCCGAGCGGCATGTCAGGCGGCCTTCTTCAGATTGGTCAGATGGCCCCACGTGCGGCCGGTCCTGATGCTTTTGATCGCGGACAGGGAGACGGAGAATTTCTTTGCGAGAGGCGTAATGACGCCGGGCGTGGCAACGATTTCCAGGACAGCGGCTTCGGTGAGCTTCGACCTTGGGGACTTTTCACCGAACAGCCGAGTGCCATGGATCAGCTCGTCGGCGTGGTTGCCCTTTCGCGTGTCGTACCGAATGTTGGACAACGCCGCGTTCCGCCGCTTCCCATCGTTGTGGCAGCACTCGTGGCCAGCGGGCGGCATCCCGAGGAAGGCGCGCGCCACAAGGATGTGGACATGGATGCGAACGGATCGGCCCTGATGATCGTAGATGCTGACCCTCGGATAACCCTTGTCGTCGATGTCGGGTTTTTTAAGTCGGCCCTTGAAAACGGCCCTGCGGCGCTGGCCGAGCCGGATGTACGAGGTGACGTGATCGATCGACCGGACTTGGCCGTCATTCGAGACCTCGTACTTGCCTTCGAAGCCAGGGATGGCGCGCCACTCGACCATCAGGCGGCCTTCCGGTCTTTGCGGTCCGGGCGCTCCGGCAGGGGTTCGGCGCCGCGAAACATGCCAAGTGTCAGCGGCCAGCCGCGCGCCGCCGACTTGTCGATCAGCTCAGGCCACCAATCGGATGGGATGCGCCGTTGACGCCATTTCCGGATAGTCTCGAGCTTGGCGTCGAGGTCGTCGGCAAGATCCTGGTCGGCGTCCCAGAGTTCGATGATGGCGGTGTGAAGTTCGCGCGTGTCCATGCGCGCCATCATTGGGACAGTCAGTCCCAAAAGTCAAGGACAGATCGTCCCGTGACTAACTGTCCCGAAATCGCGACAAGTCGGCATGAGCAAAATCATCGAATCGGCCGAACGGAATGTCCTTGGGGCACGCCTCCGGGATGCCAGGCTTGCTCTGCCGGGCAAGGTCAACCAGGAGGAAATGGCGCGCCGGATCTCGGAGCTTTCCGGGGTCCAGGTCAGCAGGGATCGTTACGCGAAATACGAGTTCCGCACCGACCTGCCACGCGAATTAGCAGCAGCTGTATCGCAGATTACGGGCCTGGATCCGTTGTATTTTTTGGACCCGAACATCCCTGGGAATAAATTACCCCCAATCAGTCACCTTTCTGCCGTAAATTGGGAGAAGATAAAGCCCGTGCCGGTGAACGGCCGCGTGCAGGCCGGCCAATTTACGGAGTCGGGGGAGTTGCAACCGGAAGAGATCGATGTTGCGTTCGTCTCATCGGACGTGCCGTTTGCGAACAAGCCGCTGAGGGGGTTCAAGGTCTTCGGCGATTCGATGAACGAATTCTACCCGCACGGTAGCGTCGTGATCGTCGCACCCTCGATCTACCTTGGTGAAGGATGGATGCCGACGCCCGGTATGCACGTGATCGTGCAGAGGCTCAACGACTGGGGCGAGCAGGAGCTGACCATCAAAGAGATCGAGTACGGCCCGCCGCCGGCGCCGGGACAAGATCCAGAATACCTGCTGCTGAAGCCGCGATCCACCAACCCGGAATTCAAGCCGTGGCGCTATCCGATTTCGCGCGACCCGGATTCGATTGCCGAAGAGAAGATGCGCATCATCGGCGTCGTGGTCACTTCGACAAAGCGCGCGCCAGGCTTTTAAGGCTGCGCCGCTGGCCCTGTCGGCACCGTGGTATCCTTGATCACCCGGACCTTGTCCGATCGTAAGACGAAGACCGGATCACCGACCTTCAGCGCCTGCTCGTTGGTCTGCGCGACGGCGATGATTTGCCCGTTCTCCTGTTGGATGATCAGTTCGATCCCGCCCGCGCGCCGGAAAGCCTCTTCGGTCATCTCGCCCGCGACGGCGCCGACCAGTGCCCCGCCGGCCGCGCCTGCTACGGCAAGAGCCGGGTCACCAGAAACCATCGTCCCCGCAGCACCGCCGGCCACCGCACCGCCCAAAGCGCCGCCGCCAGAGGACTGCCCCTGCAACGTCACGTCGCGCACCGCCAGCACCTTGCCGTGCATCACCGTAGCGGCGCGGCCGATCTGGCTTTCGGTATAGACGGAAGTACCTGGCGGCGCGCACGCGGCGACGCTGATCGCCAGGATTGACGCGGCTGAAAGCGCCCTCATCATGGCTTCGGGCAATTCTCTTTGACCGCCTTCTGGAATGCCGGGTCGGCGATCAGCTGGGCGATGTTGTTGCTGATCATCTTGTTCAGGCTGGCGAGCGCGATCTCCACGGCGGTGTATTTCGCTGTCGTGAACTTTCCCTGATAGCTGTTGTCGAGAAGGGGTTTGTCGTTCGCATCCCAGAGGATATAGCGCACGTCGCTGATCCAGTCCGCCGACCAGCCGAGATCGTCGATAGTAAGGTCGTTGATCTCGCCATCGAGCTTGCACCGGCTTTCCGGCTTAAGAGATATGCCGGCCTGCCGCAGCTCGCGCCGAACGGCATTGCCGAAATACTGCGGCACATTGTCGGTGACCTTCAGCGTCCCTGCCGCGGTGTTGTGGATCACATCCACCGGCACATTCGATTTCGGGAAATACTTGAAGTCGCGAACCACAATGCCGCCGTCGATCTCGGCCGTCGTCTCGGGCTGATACGGAGGCAGGGTAATCGGCTGTACACAAGCCGATAGCAGCAGAAGGCCAAGTACGGCCAAAAAGATTCGCATAGCGCTCCCCCCTTACCCGCGAAGATTGAGGCACAACCTATCCGGTACAGCAAGGGCGCGCCACAACCGACCTGGAATTTTTTGACGCTGCGACAACCGGTTAACCCTCTTTCTCACATTGCGACAAACATTGGGACATTTTGTCCTTGACTGATTGGGACGGCTTGTCCCAATATGCTTCCCATCAGCGCCCCACGGCGCACCGGGAGCAAGCCGCAGATGACCGCCAGCCAGACCGCGCCCCAGACCATCGACACCCTCGCCGCCGAACTCGGCGTGACGCCGGCCGACCTGCAGTCCTGGCTCGCCTGCGTCGGCCTCTGGGTGCGTAAGGGCTACACGTTCGAAGCCGCGGTTCGTAAGCACATGCAGCAGATGGATCGCCTGATCGACAACGCGGTCGCGCTCTCCACTTCGCTCCGGCCGATGGCGGTTGAGGCGGTCTATCGGGCGCACGGCCGCGATCGTTTCCAGGCGAGGGCCTGAGCCATGAACGCCGCGAACGAAACCCGCACCCTGACCGAAGCCCTCACCGCCAGCCTCGCCGCAGTCCCCGCCTCCCGCCGCTCGGCCCTCTCCGCGCATTCTCGCCACGCCTGGCGCGTCCCCGCCTCCCTCGCAACGATCGGCGAACCCGCGCAATGGATCGAGCCGCAGCTGAGCCGCGACGACGCGCTGAGCGAGGCCAAGCGGATCGCCGAAGAGAGCGCGGCCGGATGTGGTTGGGCGTGGGAATTCGCCGGGCGCTGGTATGCGGCGCAGTTTCGGCCCAACGCTGAGATCGGGTTCGGGTCGGGCGGAGTGACGGAGCTTGTGACCGTCGAGACGCGCGGCGGTGCGGCATGAACGTCCACCGCGCAATCGCCATCGCCAGCGCCGCGCCAGCCGTCAGCGCCACCCTTTGCGAGGACTGCCCGCCGGTCTGCTATCCGACCGACCGCACGCGCTGCACACCGTGCCCTCGTCGGGTGGAGCGCGCCATCCTCGCCCGCCTCAACACCGGTGAGAACTACGGCGAAGGCACGCCGCTTGAGGCCGCCATTTTCGCGCACTGCCGCGCGACCGGGCGCGATATCGAATGGGTCGATGCTGCCGGGAACGTGACGTGCTTTGGCGATGTTGGAGGGCGGGCGTGATGATCTACGAAATCATCAACCCCTCCGATCCGTACACCGTCAAAAGCGACGATTTCGAAGTCGCGGCGATCGCCTGCTTCATTCTCGGCGAGGGCCACTATGCATTCGAGCCACAGGAAGCCGGCGGCGATCGCGTTCCGATCTTCCTGCTCGGCGGATCCAAGGAATGGACGCTTGAGAAGTTCGGCGTCGAGCCCGACGCGCTGGCTGATCGCGTCCTGAAGACCAAGCGGGCGGCGCTGATCGAATGCCTCGAAAGCGTGCTGATCGGCAGTCTCGGCGCGCGTCGCGAGTTCGACGCTGCATGCGCTGCAATTGGAGACGCCGAGAAGATCAAGGCGTTCCGCAACGAGCGCCATGAGCACCGCCGGTCTTCAATGAATGATATCGGCGGTCGGGCTTATCGGATCGCCGACAGGTTGAGGGCCGCAGCATGACCGCCTCACCCGCCACCCTGACTGTAGTCAATCAGAGCCAGCACTACGCGGCAATTCAGGTGCCGGATGAATACCAATACACGGGGGGCGCCGATAGCACTGCCATTCTTCAATTGATGGAGCAGATGAGGTCCGAAGGCTTCGAGCCCGCTCTGTTCATCCCGATGAGCGGATTGATCTACTGCCGGAAGATCCCGATTGATCGAGGCGGCGCATGACCCGCTGGAAAGCCACAGCCACCTATCGCACCGACACCGGCCCGGTCGAAGTCACGCACGATCTGGCCGAGCTGGCCGACCTGCACAGCCTGATCGAGCGCGGGCCGCATTGGGACACGATCATCGATATCAAGATCGTGCGCGCCGATGGCGTTGACCGGTCGCTGACCGTCGAAGCCGCGAGGTTGCAATAATGCGCGAAACCCTGATCGCCGCGCGCTGGCTCGGCCCCTCAACCGGCAACACGTACCGCGCCCTGTTCAACGCGAACGATGCCGACGATGCGCTCCGTCTTCGCAAGGTGCAGCGCGCACCGGAGTTCAAAGCGGTCACTGTCGAGATCGATTTCGACCCGGCGCAGAGTGGCGCGCTCAATCGACCGCCGCGCGAGCTGGTCGAGGCTGAGCGCGACAGGCTGGCGGCGCTGCTGGTCGAGGCACGGGCGGCGCTGGACGACGAGCTCAGCGTCGTCCTCAACAGCGAATGCGTGATCGGCAACGACGGCAAGCCGAACCGCGCCACGATCAGCGATGAGGCGGATTTCCACGCCACGAAGCTGGAAGAACTTCTCGCCCGTATCGACGCCGCTTTGCCGCAACCAGTCAAGGAGACCGCAGCGTGATCCCCGTCAATACCCAAGCCGAACTCGACAAGGCCTGCGAACAGCGCGACCCGGTCGTCCATATCGCGGTGAAGGGCCGGTTCATGATCAGCAAGACCATCGGTTGGTTGCGCCTCACCATGGTGGCCGAGTGCAGCGTCGTGGCTTGGGGGAACAGCAGCGTCGTGGCGCGGGAGAACAGCAGCGTCGAGGCGCGGGAGAACAGCAGCGTCGTGGCTTGGGAGAACAGCAGCGTCGTGGCTTGGGAGAACAGCAGCGTCGAGGCGCGGGAGAACAGCAGCGTCGTGGCTTGGGGGAACAGCAGCGTCGTGGCGCGGGAGAACAGCAGCGTCGAGGCGCGGGAGAACAGCAGC